TGCTGTAAAAGAAAGAAAACGTATATATAATCAACTAAATAAGGAAAAAGTTTCAAAAAAATGTAAGGAATATAATGAGGCTCATAAAGATGTTATAGCAGTACAGAAAAAAGAATGGGCTGAAAAACATAAAGAAGAACTTCAAGAAAAATCAAAAAAGTTTCGTGAAGAAAATAAGGAAATACTTAATGAAAAAGCAAAACAATATTATGAAGAAAATAAAGAAGCATGTAAGGCCAGAATGAGAATTTATAAAGAAACACATAAAACTGAATTATTAGAAAAAGCAAAACAAGTTCGTGAGAAGAAAAGACTTGAAGGACCTGAAACAAGTATATTATGCACAATTTGTCAAGGTACATATTTGGCTCGTCATAAAAAACGTCATGAATCTTCAAAATTACATCAAAAATTCTTAGAAAATGAAAGTGTAGATGTAACTACACATATTTAGACTGACCTCTAATTGTCTAAATAATGTTTTCAAACTAAAATTGACACTATATTTTTCGATAAAATATTGTATCAATTACACAGCACAATGGACTATACAGAACGCATTGAGATCGTAGAAACTACTATTCAGGAATATTGCAGGAAGTATATTTCTGAAAACTATGATACTCTGGAGTACTTATACTTAAAAACAGATATTCAGACTGCATATAAAAATGCATTTATAGAACAGTTTCAAGAGTATTGCACAAAAGATGTAGAGCGAATCATATGGACCGCTTCAGAGAATCTTGTGTATTCTTTGAGCGCCTTTCTACGAACAAATTCGGAGTCTTCTCTCGAACAGATTCTCAAATTCACTGAAACAATGATTTCCATACAAATTGCACATTTTGAGTCATGGTGTGAAGAAGTTGCAGTTGGTGTACGGCGCTATTAATACTTAGACCAATGTGGTCGACTTGTTTTTTACTTTATAATTTATTACTTTATAAATTATTACAATAATTTATAAAATTTTATTATTAAAATTTGTATTACTTATAAGTCATAAACCTAAATGGTTGAATGACTTAATGGCTTATCGGCGCATGGGGAAGCCGACCAGGTTGGCACCTAGACCGAAGCCCGCGCCTTGACGAGCCGTAACACCGACAGACGGCGCCAAGACGTCAAGGAGGGCAAAGACGGCCGCCGCAACAAGACCCAAGGCGGCGATCTCATCAAGAGGCAGCGCCTTCTTGGGAATAAATCCAGCAGCAATCGCGACTGCCAAACCTTCCAGCAGATACTTCAATGCACGATTTACAAATTCTGCAAAGCTAAAGTCCATATCTTCTATACTCTATGGTTTGAAAATAAGTTCGGAAGCAGATACTCTTTTGTCTGAAATAGCCTGCGTAAAGAATCCCCAATCATTGATACATAGATTAAGAAGAGAATGGCATCCACAAACACGAACGTAAAGGAGGATTTCTTGGACGAGGACGCTGAACTACCGGGACAGCGTTTTGTCCTATTGAGTTTCTTAAGCCCGGAAAAGGTTTTGAGTCGGAAGGATCTATATATGTTTGAGCAGTTTTTGAAGAATTATGAGATTACTTGGAAGACAAAGAATCTTGAAAAATTTCTAGCAAAACAAGTCATGGATTTCAATGCAAAACTTGATGCAGAGTCAACACGGCTTGGAGATGCTGATTTGAAGGAAGCATCGGAACTTTGTCGCCAGGCTCGCATTCCGGTTGATACTGTTTTAAATTCGTATCAGGAGTTCTTGAAGGAAAATGCAAAGGAACTTACTACAACTTCTATAAAGGAGTCATATGATGATTATATGTTTGCTCAAGGAAAGAAGTTGGAAGAAGAGTTTTTTGCCAAGAATAATTTTCAGACGACTGTACGTGGCTTGAAGATTCGTGGAAGTTATAGCACACAAGAGGAGGCTGCTTCACGTGCAAAGAAACTTCAACGAAATGATCCTATTCACAATATTTATGTGGCAACAGTTGGCAAGTGGATTGCGTGGGATCCTAGTCCCAATGATATTGCGGAACAGGAATATGCGGAGGATGAACTCAATACTTTGATGAAGTCTTATAAGGAGAATGAGGAGCAGCGAGAACAGTTCTATAAGGAGAATCCTGCTGCCAAGAAGGGTGGAAAGGTGGCTGTTCGCACAGAAAAGGAAATTATGAGTGTTGTAGGTCCAACGGATACACTTGTATCTGATGCTTCTGCTACAACTGCTTCAGCCGCTTCAGCCGCTACAACTGCACCTACACCTGCATCACATCAAAGTCTTTTCAATTCCGATGACATTTTTCTTCAGCGAAAGATGAATGATGCGGCAAATAAGAAGAATGACGCGTAAATATTTGAAGCATATAAACTAAAATACAATTTATAAATTCTTATGAATTTTTATGAAAATTCGTAAGAATACAACTTATAGGAAAATAAAATAAAATCAACAAGAAATCAAAAATACTCTAATAATACTGCGAATTGGGTTTCACTGCATTTATATCATATTTAGGCAAAATGGGAACACACGTTTTCTGTTCACAGAAATAGCCTTCGGGACAAGGCTCACGTCCTTCCTGACACGTCATATTCTCAAAGCCACTTACAGTAGGAAAAATCATCTTGACATACGGTAAAACGAGCAAAACTCCCAAAAATACGACAAACAATCCTATGAGACCATATCCAAGATCATACCTATGATGTACAGCCATTGTTTCTAACTATAGAATAGTAATTTAGGGTAATACCGGGAGACCAGTCGTTTGAGGAACACGTGGTGGGTCTCCATCAACACACCATCCATTTAGACAAGATTGGCCAAAGGAACAAGGAGCCGTGTCTACACCACACCGTCTTGCATTTGGAGACCCTATAAATGCCTCGTACTTGACAGTAAGAAAACTTAACAACAATGCAACCAAAAAGATACCAAATACACAAAATAGGCTGTACGACATCGTTCTACCTTTCTTCTAATATTCCTTTCGTACAACAATCGGAGGACCACGCAATTTCTTAGAATTGTTCGGGTCATACATATTTATATCTTCTTCATCCTTGTCACGATAATGCACTGCATTATGTTGCCAAAACTCAGGGGCTCCAATTCGAAAATCACCCTGAATAGTTGCCTTATACCAGAATATTGCATCTTCCAGTTTATTGGATCGTGTATTATTATTAATTATAAGACATTCAAAATTCTCGGTACACTGGTCCATAATCTGGCAGAAAAACTCAAAATTTGGAAATGCAGCACCGAAATTCTGAAAAATACGTTGTCTATTACTGATATACGGTTCTCGCAAAATGAACACATAATCCACATTTGTACGAAGAACTGGTGGAATTCCAAGTGGATATTGCATCGTAATTAAGAAGAAAATCTTTTGGTGACGACCGTTCAAAAAACAGTAGCGAATATTCTTGTCGTGGATCCAACTATCATCATACAGACAATCATCTAGAATTAAAAAGGATCGTGGATCCAATTTGGATCGTTGAACAAGTTGTCCAGGAGCACGAGGCATATTTTCCTGTTGCTGAATTTTGCTAGTGATCATTTTCTGACGTTTGACGAAATTTGCCAGAATTGCTGCATTGTATTCTCCATGAATAAAAATAGGTGGAATAATTTTTCCATAAAAGGAATTGGATTCTTCTGTTCCACTAATTACAGTTCCCATAGGAATATTTTGATGATGATACAAAAGATCTTTTACAAGTGTTGATTTTCCAGTACGCCGACGACCAATAAAAACACAAACTGCATCCTGTGGAATCATTTTCATATCAAATTTACGAAGTTTAACACTTTGAGCAGAAAGTGAATTTGTAGGTGGTGCAGGTGCTGCCATATCTATGGCTATACAAGAACAGAATATAGAAAATTTTACGAAAACTAAGTATTGTGCGTGAAAAAGAATATAAAGAAAGAAAGAAACCCGGAGAGAAATATATGCCTTCACGAAATCAAGGTCATGTCAGAAGAAAAAAAGGAAATGCCTCTTCTTCCTCTTCAAATGTACTATCGGGATGTAAACTTACACTAGATGTTCAAGAATCAAATCATGATCGTCTTTCTTCTTTCAGTAAAACACAGTCTCATCTTACACATGTAAATGATACAATTAGTATTTTTAATGAAATTGTTCCAGCAAAATTTAGAGGAAAAAATCTCATACTAAACACTGGAAAAACGATTCTTGACTGGAAACCTGATAGTGAATTGATTTGCAATGAAGGCATGCTTACATTTCAAGAAGGAACTGAAATAAAACAGGTCAAAGCATATCAAAAAACAATTGCATTATTGGATCCGTATCACTGTATGCGATATGACGAGTATCCAACACAACCATTTATGTGGAATCTACAGACATCTTCCGTCTTAGCACCTGAAAATCAAGGATATATTGATACTATTGCAAGTGCTCTTGTAAGTAAACTTCATACACAATACAGTTCACCTCATTTTTGTGAATTCTATGGTGCATTTCGTGCAGTTTCAGAGACATATTATTACAATTTGGAGGATGATTTGGAAAATTTTCGTTTTACAAGTTGGTTTTGGAAGTCTATTGAAACTGGAAATTTTTCCATTCGCATGATGAATAAAAAAACAGGTCAAAAATTGACAATGGATGAAATAAAATATATTTTAAAACCTGATGATGAATTTTTATCCGATGATTCCTCTGATGATGACGATGATGACGATGATGGTGACGATGACGATGATGGTGACGATGACGATGATGATGACGATGACGATGACATTTCAATGAGCGAATCTAGTACACCTCTGGAAGCAGAAGTTCTTGATGATGATACTATTATGCAAATTGATACAACGCTTCCAATAGAAATGTTAGAAGAGACTACAAATATCGGAATAGAAAGCGATTCTACAGTACATTTATTTGAAAGAGTACGATCGAATGGTAAACCAAGATCTGCAACATCCTCTATGTCAAGTCACACAGACACATCAAACATTTCATTTACAGAAGAATATACAATCCATGCTGAATTCAAAAATATGCCAGTTGTTATTCTTTATTTGGAAAAATTATCTGGCACAATGGATTCACTCTTAGAACAAAGTGACTTTGCACCTGTTTCTACAGCCGAAATGGAAACGCAATGGAGTGCATGGCTTTTTCAGATTTGCGCGGCTCTGAGCCAATTGCAAAATATTCTTCGCCTAACGCACAATGATTTACATACAAATAATATTATGTGGAAATCAACAGAAATGGAATATTTATGGTATAAAGATTCAAAAGAACGAACCTGGCGTATACCAACTTATGGACGCATCTTTACAATCATTGATTATGGTCGTGCAATCTTTACATTAAATGGTCATACATGTATTAGTAGTGATTATGATGATGGACATGATGCATCTGGAATGTATAATTTTGGACCAATAGAAGACACAACATCACCACGAGTTTTACCGAATAAAAGTTTTGATTTATGTCGTCTATCCTGTAGTTTATTACGAGGATTATATCCTAGAAATCCAGATTCTTTACCAAAGGGTCAAGTTCTTACAAAAGATGGCCTCTGGGAAGTTCGTGAAACAAAACATCCATTGTTTAATATATTATGGTCATGGTTACGAACAAAAGATGGAAAGAATGTACTTGAAACACAGACTGGAAAAGAGCAGTTTCCAGGATTTGAACTGTATTCTGTAATTGCAGCACAAGTGAAAAATGCAATTCCAGATGAACAGTTTGGAAAGTCTGTTTTTCAGCAATTTATTTGGTCAAAAGAAATACCTGTTACTACTGTAAAATGTATTCCAATTTAGAGTTGCAAATTATATAATTTTTAGAAGCGTGCAGGACCAACTTGTAGTACTACATCACCTGTTCCATCACCACCACCCGATTTTACGGAGGATGATGTGGATGACACTGTAGCAGATGATATAGAAGTTGTAAATGAGTTCATGACATCCGGGAGGAATGTCCACGCCATCGTCGTAAAAATGCCACCAAGTAAGAAATCGCGAATAACACCTTTTACATTGAATTGTTTTGGTGTAGTTTCATCTTCTTCTTGTGCCATTTGAAATCCATAACTTATTGCTGCAAGAATTATACCTCCAAGAATTATACTCACCCAAAACATGGGATTTGTGAGTTCAACACCCTCCATAGTTCTGACCAACTTTTAAAAAGTGTTTTATATAATTATACGCATTCATATTATGAAAGTACCTCAAAATCATTGCTGGACATAGGTTCTACAGGATACTCGGTCAAGTCCTCAAACTCGGAAAGAGATTCACCGTCATCGTCTAGAAATTCAATCTTTTCTACGGCATCACGGTTTTTTTCAACATATCCAATTTGTGTATCTCCACTTCGCTTTTCTTGTATGACTTGATCAAAGTCTGTGAAACGAACCGATGGTTCTGTCTGAATTACAATTGTTGGCGTTACAGGTGCTACAGGTGCTACAGGTGCTACAGGTGCGACAGGTGCGACAGGTGTTACAGGTGCTACAGGTGCTTCGGGATGTTTTAGTTCCTCTGAATTTTCTTTTATAATCAAGGGCAATGATTGTTTTGTGGTTGCTGCAGCAGGAGCAGTAGAAGCAACAGGAGCAGTAGAAGCAACAGGAGCAGTAGCAACAGGCTCTATAACAGGTTCTACAGCAGGAGCAGTCTCTACAGCAGGCTCAGCAGCAGTCTCAGCAACAGCAACAG